GCAGACTTTTACCCGTCCGCCAGAAGGCAGTTGGCACTTACGCCAACTAATTAAAAAGGTGGCAGACATTCCCCGGTCTGCCAGCGGGGCGAGCCTAGCCTGCTACCAGTTCATTGAACGCACGGTCTACATCAGTTGTTTGCGTGCTCTTGTACTTGGCAGTCTCGTGAGAACGGCTCTCGGCAGATCCGTCGCCGGCCAGTTGCTCATCGAGAATAGCGCCTACCTGTTCCGCACTAAGACGCTCAAAGAGAGAGTCAAAGTCCGGAATACCATCAAGGAGGGCGGGGATGGCTTCAGTATCCTCAAGTAGCGTTGAGGTGTTACGGCGCATTTTCAGGCTCGTCTGGGGGTATGCACCGGGTTTGGTGGGCTTGGTGTACGTGAGAGTAATATCAGTACCCTCGTTCGTATCCGTAACATCACCGTACTCCGGGTCTAAAATGTAGCCGAGGAGGAGTTCGTATGCGGTCTTACCGTAGCCGTATACCTTAATTCCCTCATCCTCTCGACCACGAACAACTACGGGGCTGAAATAGCGGGTGCGCACAAAGAGTGACTTTGCAAGCTTCTTGCTCTCCTCGTCGTTGTTCTCCGTTCCTTCGCGCCAAAGCGAAGAAGCGAATTCGCAAATCGGACATTGCTCTCCAAAGTTACGTTTGGGACAAGGGACTCCGCCCCTATGATCTCCAACGTTATAGTGGAAAAACATTTCCTTGAGTGGATCTCCATCTCGTGTTGGGACAATACGAATATCCGTATCGCCTTCGTCTGGTTTAAACCAAACCGAGTTGGAATCACCCTTGTTTTCACCGCGCAAAGTTGCGAGCTTGCGGCGCATAAGCTCCATATCAATTGACATTATTCAATTTCTCCTTTTGTGAATAAAGTATAACACACTCAACTTTAAGAGTCAAGTGTTTTTTGTTCTTGTACTACGTTTGTGTGGGCAACGCAGAACCCAAAATCTTCATGTTCGGTTTCATAGATGGCATAAGATAGCTTTCTAAATGCATTAGTCGGTCTGTCTTTAAGCATATCCACCAGTTTTTTGTGCAAGCCGCCTTCGCTTGCTAATCTTTCTTCGTTTATACATATATAATAACACAGTTCGCGGGGGCTGTCAAGGTTAAAAAGCCATTTTTCTTCAAGATTTTCCATATTGAGTATGGCGACTGCGCGAATGCGGTTTAATGCTGCTGGGGGGGAGGTTTGGCCAATCTCTGGCTCCGAGTATTCGAAGTAGTTTAAATAATGTACAGTAGAAAAAATAGATTCGTTCAGCAAACTATAATAAGTTTTAATGGGCACTTCTCCCAATGCTTGTTCTAGATGCAGATTAGAAATTAAAGTAATACTCTTAAACATTCCCGAGCGTGCATACTCCTGGAGGACACCGAAAGTAATCTTTTCCAAACTCTTAGAAATTCCAGTTAAAAGTGCAGTGTCGGGTTGAATATAAAATAAATCTATCTCTTTGTCGCGAATCTGTTGTAAGATTCCGAGAACATAATTCGAACTCATCGAAGACCCCATAACAAATACTTGCGCGCGTTCCCGGACGTCTTCAAAAAAATTCTTTAAGTCAGGAATGTGGGCTTCATATTCGTCCGGCGTCTTGAAAGATTCTAAATTAAATTCGCGTGAAGTGTTGGTCTCCACTTTATTGTTTAAACGGTATACATCGTAATTACCAATGCTAACAAAATTGCTTGCTATAGCAGATGCGCCGTTACCGATGCCGATGATCGAAATCATAACTTTAGCTCCTTAAGATCATAATAGTTTTCGCCGCATGAAAGATTCACAAGAAACCTAGCCAGTTTATTGTTGGCAAATATTTCTTTGATCTCTGGCACCAAATGGCGATCCTCGTCGGCCAAATCTACCACCACTTCATCATGGACAATGTGAGAGATAAATGACTTCTTGTCAGTCAAAAACTTATCCAGAACAATGGCTCGTTCTAGAACCAAATCAGATGTTGTACTTTGAATCAAGTAGTTAAGTGCTTTTCTTGCGTCAACTGGGATCTTGCGATTGAACATAGTGCTAATATACCCCTCTTCGTACCATTTGTCAAGAACTTTTTCACGATGGTAGATATTAAATTCATCATTGGACGCTTCCGGGTTATACAACCACGCAAAGAATTTAATTTTAGCATCTTCGCGATCTATCTCGCCTTGAATTAGGTTCTTAATGTGCCACTGATGTACATCTTCGGCAGGCTGTGGCTCACCAGCGAGCCCAATGAAGGTGCGGACCTCTGCCGCATTATAATCGAGGGAGAGGAACCACTCGTTATGAGGCTTTAGAAGCTTGCGAAATTCTTTCTGGACCGTCAGCATGGGAAAGCTTTCTGCATGCGTTGTGAGGCGTCCTGTGACTGTTCCAAAGGCATTGTAGTCTACATACTGGGGTCCGCGCAACAACGCGGTGACCCGAGCCGAGTTTCGGGAAGAGAAATGCAGACTCTTACATCCTTGATTGTTCAAGTTAAGTTCCTGGTATCGAATCTTATGTAAAAGCTTTTGCATATCGTGAAGGTGGTCATAGCATTCGGGCTTCTCATATCTCTCGAACACATATTCAGTAATCTTATTCTTCACCTCGCAAAATTCTTTAAGAAAATCTTCTGGGACCAAATCAAATATGCAGTGGTCTCGCATATCAATTTTGGCCAATTGAAATGATTTTATATAAGCCCGCAAGCGCTTTTGTGTTTTTAAAAGGTGAGGCTGAACTTCCGGCGGGCACACTTCATTCAAGCTGCGGCCCTCAACCAAGAGCCATGCATACTCCACGTCACTGCTATGGAGAGAGCCTGTGTATTTCCAGGTCCGGGTAAGCAATGTGGGAAAATCCTCGTAGTGGAGTGCGCCATTCGCATATACTCCGATGCATTGCGCTTTATCGTCTATAGCTTGAAAATACAATTTATCCTCTGTTGGCCGATGTCCCTTCCCGGATGCGTAATAGCTCCCGTTCGATCTCGCGTGCCGATTCTTCTGTTTCTCGTTGATCCAAGTTTCTTGCTGCTGCAATAGCTTGCTCTGCTCTTATAAGATAACCTGTTGAGCCGCGATAGTCAAATGGTTTATTCAAAATTGTTTCAAAATAAAGGACTGCGCGGTATCTATCCCCCTTATTGAAGACCTGCATGCACTCTCTCGCAATCTTACGTTGTTCCGATTCGGTGAACTCTGTCTCTTCTTCTGCGAACCGCATCTCAAAGTATTTTCCCATGAAATAGCCAGCGGAATATATATCATTGAGGCTGTCCACAGTATAGGAGGCGCTCTCTTCCATAATGGTTACAATAGAATTGTCGCCTCTCACTTCAGGACGAGCGCTTTTTTGTTTGCGGACCTTATTATAGAGGTTTAAAAGCTGGCGTAGATAAAGCCTAAAAACATATACATGAGGTGCACTAGCGAACTTGGTAGACAAAACGTCTAAAGCTCCAGAGGATCCATATCTCATAGCTGCCTGCCTCATTGCACGGGAATTCAAGTCAGCCATCACACGCCAGGGAATGTTAGCATCCACTACAAAACCATAGTTATTGCATTGGTTTAGCCAGAGTTCCCAGTTTAAGCTACTAAAGAATTTCTTTACTTTTTCTTCATCGTCGTTGGGTCCGATATCTGCAATTTCCAAAACGAGCCCACTGTTGGTGGGGGTATAATAACGACTCTTGACATACCCCGGCAATGTAAACGGAAATTCTAGTGCCGTATTTTTAATCATGTCCATTAACACGCTCATGAAATCATCAAAATTCAAAATAGAAATTTGTTGGCCATAAATCTTATCCCTAATAGCGCTAGCTAAATTCTGAGAGTAAGCTTTATAATGAGCCTCCGGTGATTGGTAGGCGCGGAATATTTTTAATTCGGCTAAGTGCTTGTCCTTAGTATCTAAGCGACCGACCATCCCCAACTTTTGAAACTGGCGCGCCATATCTTCAAACTGATCTACCACAAAATCTACTGCTTGAATGCTGCGCTTGGGATCTGCAGTGTTTCCATTCTTAAAATTCTTCATCATATCGGCGCGCGGGATCACCGGAATAGAAAAAGCGTTTACCTTACCAAATAATACTAACTCTCCACGTTGATAGTCTAAAAGATTCGTTGCGCCGGCCTGCACATCTGGATAAGGACTAAAATTCTGCAGATTGAAAATTGCAGTTTTATAATTAAGGCGCTTATAATATAGCGCTTTAAGACTCGCTCCTCGATTTTTCCCTACGTAATTTTTCCCCATTTGTTTTCTCCGTTTTCCTTATGGTTTGGTCGTGGCACTATTTTGGCGCGCCGTAATATTGCCCTCGCATTTGCCTTGGACACCACCGGGTGTTGCGCCGGCGTTGGCATTTGATGCGGCTGCGCGGCTTTCTGCTGCGCCTTCTACAGAGTTGACCCACTTAGCATGGAGGCGGGAGGTTGCCTGACCAGGGGCAAACGAATGTTCTGATTTGATAATCATCATATAACCACCAATTCCATATTGTGTCAAGTTCAGCGGATGACCGGGAGTCAAATTGGTACTCGGGGCTAACCCTCTAGGATCCACGAAAATATAAGTGCCCGGAAAAGTTTTAACGTTGGCATACATTTCAATATCTACATCGTACAAGACCCGTAATTGCTGCAGTCCTTCATATCCCTCTTGCTCGAAGCGTACTTCTGCCAAGCCGGGCGAATCAGTCTTGTTAAACTTAATATTTTTAATTAATCCTCGATTACGTCCTGCTAAATAGTGATAAATGCCTGCACGCTCATCTTGTTCTTTGTCACCATTCATCTTATCTAATGGTGCCACCCGCCCCGCAAAATAAATAAAATAATTCATTTCGTCTGCGACTGTGCCGGCGGCGATGGGGGTATCGGGGACTCCCGAAATATTAAAGACCGGACGGGGTAGCTCCGATAACAGGGCGCGGGGAACATTGGTGGGTTCTAGAACACTAGTGATCTCGTCATTGGGTCCAGGAAGAGGATACGATGTGATGACCGTTTGATTCATTCTAATTTTACCTCCCGGTTTGATGTCCCAATTAAAGCACGATCCATCATTAAGAAAATCTCCAATCAATTTGTTAAAGAGATCGTTTAAAAAACGTGTTAAAGTATAAATCGTTTCCACTGTGTTAGAGAGCTTCTCGGTAATCCATTCGAGGAGATACTTCATAGAAATAGGAAGGTCTCCAAATGTACAATGGAGAGTACTTGCACCGCTCTTGGCTTGGTTTACTACTTCTAAGGGACCAAGCACAATGCGTAGCTTAGTATAGGCTTTTTGAAGTCGGATCATCTTTTGTTTTTCGAGCGCGATGCTACATTGATCTTTCTGGTCTTCCCCGATCTCGGCTGTTTTCAGTTCGTCTTCCATATCAACAGGAAGTTCTTTCAATTCAGCCTCAATGTTCGCCATGATACAGTCTATCAAATCGCTCACATATACAAACGGCAAGTTTTCATTTTTG